GTTACGAAACAGCGTGACAGCGTGCTCTTCAGGATCGTCGAGCTGAATAGTGCCATCACGCCAAAGGGTCTCAAGCTCACCCCAGTGGCCTTGCCGTGCCATCTCAAGCCAGTAGGCATTGAACTGAGGATGATCAATGCCAGCATCGTCGAGGATGCGCCAAACCATCAGCAGGCAATCGGCCGCTTCGCCATCCTCAGGATCAGCGCCGAACTTGTGCGGCAGGCCAATCCAGCGCTTCCAATCCATCAGCTGATCACCAGGCTGCCGGTGCTGGGCAGGGCGCCCACCAGCTTGGTGGATAGGCGCCGCTTAGGGATGTCGCCCTTGGTGGCATCGAGCGGGCTGGACAGGCGCAGCACCACTTTCTGCGTGTCCATCTCATATTGAGCCACCCGCCAAAGCTCAGTTCGGATCAGGGCATCATCAGCGAAGGTCTCAGGATCAAGCGCCAGGGTTTTCACCTCGAGCAGGTAGCGCTCCTCCACTGCTTCGGCAAACAGGTTGACGCTGATCGGATCGAGACCAGCGATCAGGCTGGAATCGCTGCGATCGCCGCCCTTGCTGCCAGCGCCCAGCGTGTAGGCAAACGGTGCGAACTGATAGGTCACACCGCCATAGATCCGCGGTTGATTGATCGAGAAGTTTTGATAGGCGTAGGCCGTTGGTGTGCCATCAGCTTCGAGGAATCTGGAGTAGTTGACGAAGGCGAAGGTGCTCATGCCATCCCCACCCGTTTGCGGGTTTTAACGGAGTTCTGCAGAGCGCTGAGCGCTAGGGCCCGGCCACGCTCAGCAGCTTGTGACATGCCCTTCTGGTGCTGCTCCGCGGTGACGTATTCGACGCCATTGATCACCTGCGACTCGTAGCGAACGTCGATTGGCTTCGGATTGTTCAGCGCTGAGATGGTCTCACGCTCGCTGCGCTCGGCCATCAAAAGCTCAGGAGACTTTGTGAATGGGATGTTGCTGGTGCTGGGAACGGTGGAGCCGACCATGCCAGGGCCGCGCTGGCCATCAGACCAGTTGCTCATCGCTGCATTCATCTTTGAGAACGGGATGATCGCCTCAGGTTCGCCGCCTTCACCGACCATGGCAAGGGTGGGCCTGGTGACGATGCCACCAGCAGCGAAGCCGGGCAGGAAACCTCCGAAGCCTGCAGCGCTGCCAGGTGTGCCGATCGAGCCAAGACCAGCCGCCGAGATGTTGGTGCCAGAGATGTTGGTCACTGCTGGCCCACCAGATCCCAATGCACCAGCACCGCTCAGCCCGCTGGCGCCGCCAATGATCTTGGACAGCGATTCGAGGATTGTGATCGTGATCAGCTGCGTGATGATCTGCGCAGCCATCTCCATGAAGGCATCAGCTGTTGCCTGAAAGAAGCTGGCCAGCGCTTCCTTCGCGCTCATGCTGCCGGAGATCAAGCCGCGGAAGGAATCACCAAAGGCGCGGCCCATGCCCTCAGCAGCACCGCGGATCACATTGAGCGGGTTCACCAGCTCCTGCAGGCCAGCGCGGGCCTGCTCGATCGAGTCGGTAAGACCAGCCGCAAAGCCATCGCCGGCACCGAAATCCATCGCCTCCATTGCCTCGGTGGCAGCCTGCTGCGCTTCAGTGGCCTGCAATTGGCCCAGCTTCAGGATCCGATCAATGTCGGCCTGTTGGCCCAGGGCATTGAGGAACTGCTGCGCCAGGCCGGTGCCTTCTGCATTCACCAGGCCCTCGAACATCAGCGTGCCGCCGCTTAGGTCGCGCAGCTCGAGGATCGTCTTTTTGATGCGCTCGCCTTCATCGGCGATGTTGTTCAGCGCCTCCTGGTATTCACGATCGATCGCCTGGCGGGCCGTCTCACCTAGCCCTTGCGTGGCGCTGTTCACGTCACGGATGCGGCGCTTCAGATCCTCTGCCAGCTCAGCGCTGCGCAGCAGGGCGTTGTTGTAGTCGTTGGCTGCCTTCTCTGCGGCACGCTGCCCTGCCGTTGCAGCGCGGGTTGCAGCTGCGTCACGTTCGCGTTCTTCACGCAGGTCGCGCAGGTCAAAGCCACGCGTGCCGCCAACAGCGCCAGGAGCAGAGGAATCAGTCCACAGCTTTTGCAAGCTGGCGAAGTCCTTTTTCGCTTGGTCAACTTGAGTGCTGACAGTGCTGGTGAAGGTGTTCCAAGCCCCTTGGAAATCACCTCGCACAGCTTGGCTGACCACTTGGAAAGCGCCGACAACACCGCGGGCCATCGCGCCAAACAGCGCCACGTTGGCGTAGATGAATGTTGCGACTGCTCGCAGGCCGCCTTTGATCACCTCAAAGAGTGCCGTCCAATCCTGCTTTGTATCGAACATCTCAGAGAAAACGTCGATGATCGTCTGCAGCGCCGGCAGCAGCGAATCCATCAACTGCATCTGGAAGCCTTGCGTCCTGAAGCCCAGCTTCGTGATGCTGTCGTTGAAAACCTCAGAGCGCTGCGCGAACTCATCGCTCAGCTTGTAATTGAACTCATCAAACGACTTGCTACCACCGTTCAACACGGTGATCAGCTCAACGCCAGACTTGCCAAACAGCGACATGGCCGCGGCAGCTTTCTGCGCACCATTGGGCATATCAGCGAAGCGATCAGCGATTTCGCGGAAGGCTTCGTCTGTGCTTTTGAGTGTGCCGTCTTCTCTCTTGATTGTGATGCCGAGCTGCTGGAAGCGCTTCGTCAGCTCTTCGTTGCCTTCGGCCGCTGAGACCATGTTGACGTTCAGTTTCGTCAACCCTTTGATCAGCTGCTCATTGGTCACATCAGCAAGCGCTGCAGCGTTCTGCATTCCCAGCAGTGACTGAGCAGCGACTCCCGTTCGCGTGCTGGCCTTGCCCATGGCATCAGCCACGTCGATGCCGGACTTAATGAACGCCGTGAAGGTGCCCACCGCCAGCGCAGCACCCAATGCCTTGAAGCTTGCGCTCAGGCCGCCAACGGCCGTCTTCAGGTTGTTGACCTTGCCGGTCACTCCCTGCATGGAGTTGCCAAGCCGGCGGATGTTGTTCTCTCCTTGAACATCCGCCTTAATGCGCAGCAGCGCGTCGAGATTCATCGCCATCTATTTGCTCCTCTTGCTCACCACGCTCAGAACTGCCGCTTCCATGATCTGCAGATCCTCCAGAACGGCGCGGGGCTCTTCTACTTCATAGAGTCTAAGGAGCCACTGAACGGCGCCATAATCCAGGCCAATCAGGCCGGCCATGCCCGTTCGCCACTGCGTCTGGCAACGCATGAACAGCTGAACCGACTCCCAGTTATCAGGCAGCACCGCGAAGTGCTTCGTATCCTCACGTTCAGGCAAGGCCACGCCAAGCGCAGCCGCATCCTCCTGCGTGTGATCCTCAACGCCGCCGGCTGCCCAGTGCTCGGCGGCCTCGATCAGTTTTTTGCCTTGGCCCCCTGCAGGCTCTTGAAGTAGGTGGTCACGATCGCGGTGGCCAGCATGGGGATGTCGAGCAGACGCTCGAGCGCAGCTTTGCTGAAGGGCACCTCTTCGCCATCGTCATCAGTGATGCCAGCCCAGCCCACCAGCACCTCACGGGCAATGTCCTGATCACTGGCCTCTTCGGTCTGAATGGCCTCGCCAAGCTCACGCAACCGCGACTGGCTCAGCCGGACGAACTCGCCATCAAAGGTCTGGCGTTGGTGCCGGCCACCATCAACCGGCACATCGAAGCTGATCGGCCACGTGAACCGATCATCTTGCTTCAGGACAAAAGCCATCAGGTGAATTCAATCTCAAGCTCATCATTGCCTGCATCCGTCGGAGTGGCAATGTATGGCAGGTTCAGCATCTGGATGCCGTCCTGATCGCTGTAGGTGGGGCTGCCCAGATCAGTCTGCGGCGAGCTGAAGGTGATGATGTTGCCGGCGGTCTGGCCATGCTGGAAGGTCAGGTTGCCGGTGTCAGGGCCAGCAGCAGCGCTGAAGTAATCCTTCGCCGTGATGGTTGGGGCCTCAATCACTACGGTGCCATTCGGCCCGCGGTTGGTGATCAGCACC